CTATGTCTTTCATTTCTTGTCGCCTGTGTCGTCGTGTCAGTAGGTTATGAAATGAACTTAGCATCAACTTTTCTTGACGTCAAGAAAAGTGTATATATAGTTTAATTTATTTATCCAACCACTGCTCAACCGAGTGATGAAGGATCACATCTGACTCACTCTTGGTCTTGATGGGACGTGAGCCGGCAAACACTGAGAGCTTGTCAATGATGGCCGTCTGAAGCTCTGCGAGTTGTTCCCTGTGAAGTTGAAGCTGTATCTGCGCATCTCTTAATCGAGCAATGAGAGCCTCCCGGTCAGCGTTGGCGCTTGCTAGCTTATCCTTTAACTCTTCTACCTCGGAAGGATCACGGCCGCTCGCGATGGCTACCATTGAAGAGATTGATCCGGTTATGACTCCCAGAATACCAACTAGTACATCTCGGTTCTCATCAACGATCTTGACGTAAGTGAGGAAGAGGATCAGCGCTACAACTAGACAGAGAAAGAAGACACTAAACCACCAACCACGCCGGGCCTTCTCAACTTGGCTGAACTCTCTATGTGTTGTTTCGTCAGGCTTACTCATGGCAGTCTCTCAAGGATTGTCAAGATGGGATCGACCCAATAGAACCAATGATCTAGCCCATTGATCAAGCGCGCTCTTGGATTGATGATGATGGGAGCAAAGACAGAGATCACCCATAAGAGGATGACTAGAGCCACCTTCTTGAGAAACCACCATAACCACTCTCTCACCTGTCGGTCTCTCATTCTGCTCCGGATCTTCTTAGGACCACCTAAGCGCTTGACCTTCTCAGAGCTTGGAGGAGGCTGGAGAGATTCTATGGTTGAACCTACCGCGTAAATAATCTGAGGTTCACGAACCCCCTTGAACCGATACTCACCAACACAAGCGTATCTTGTCCCCTTGGGTGTCCAGTGGTTAGTCCTTCCCTTGATTGCTTCCATGGCTTCTTTTGTGAGCAACACTTGACCGGCTTGACAGATAGACATCGTTCTCGCTGCGATGTTCTTAGATACTCCTTCAAGCTCGATCGACTTGGCCCCAGTCATCGTGAAGATTTCACTTTGCTTGACTTCGATGATGGCTCCCCAATGTACACCGATCCGACAATCAATCTTTACCCTTGGGGGGATTGTCTGTTGATAGATGAGCGCAAAGTTAACCGCGTCAATCGGTCGATCAAAGCTGAGAAGAAAGCCATCACTTCTATCGATCTCTCGCCCTTCAAACTTATAGACAAGCGAGCGCGCTAGCCGGTCATGGTATTGCAACCATTGAGCGGCCTTGAGTGCTCCGACCCTCTGAACGAATCGCGTTGAACCTATGAGGTCTAAGAGGACGATAGCAAGTTTTCTCTCTCTCAACTCCATCAGAAGCTCCTTGTCTTACTGCCTCCAACCTTAACACGTCTATTAGATTTTCCACCTCTTGACCTTGGCTTATATCCTTGATCGGTTGGATCTGCCCAGTTGAAGAGAATGCAATCATAGCGGAGTGCGTCAAGTGGGTCTTCTCTTCCATCCTTCTTCGGTTGCTCTTTGTTATCCCATCCATAAGAGAGGAGAGCCTTTCTCAAGCTGTTACCTGTTGAGCGCTCACCTTTATCCCAAAGCTCTTTTGTAATCAGGTAGCGTCTTGAGTTGAAGGCTCTCTTGAGTCTTTGAATACCGTTCAAGACATCGACCTTGATTGGATCAGTTGTTGACCTCAGAGGAAGTCCAAGACCTCTTGGTGGTTCGGCTCTCATCACCCTAAAAGCGCTTCGCCCTGTCTGGTCATTCCTCGCCTTTCCCGCCTTGTCTGCCACTCCGGTGTCTAGCCATATTCGAGGACCGGGAGCGACTGACTTATGAGAACGCGGCCAAGTGATTGAAAGTATTAATGCTGTGAGCTGTTCGGTGGTCACCTCTCTTGGATTGAACTCATGACAGATGACATCAGCTTCAAGCTGCTCATCATGGCAGATAATCAAGACGCTCGGCTTTCGAAATCCCCAGTCAATCGCTATGCGTCCTGTCATCTCCTCTCGATAAGTCCACCCATCGATAATATGTGAGTCTGTGAACTCCTGATAAATAAGGCCGCTCGGTGGCTTAGGCTTATTCATCACCATGGCTTCACGTTCCTCTTTGGGAAGCAACTTGGTAGCTTCAAACCACTCCGCCGCCAAGTTCTCTTCATTGACATAGGAGGTGAAGAGGAGGGGTAGTTGACCAGCGTTCTCAGCCATTTGGCACCACCAGGCGTCAGCGACCGGCAGACCAACGAGGATCATGATGGGAGATGGCCCGGCTCTCAATCGTCCTAGAGCTTTGTGAGCTACCTCTTGAGTGAGTGTCTGACACTCATCAATCAAACATACACCGCTTGTGACGTTGAGACCTTCAAGCGGGTTGTGAGTTGCGTCTCTTGTACCCGGTCGATAGTAGGAACGGCACCACACACTAGATCCGGTGTGTGAGTCTGTCCACTGTCTCATAGTGTGGTTATATGTCCACCCAAGAGGCCCTAACCATTTCTCCATCTCAGGCATTAAGACAGAGTTATATCTGGGATTCGTATCAGTGACCAAGAGTGAAGATGTGCCCGGTCTAGTCTTGGCGAGATAGAGGAGAGAGAAGACAAGCGCCGAAGTCTTGCCGCTTCCCCATCCACACCGAGCGCTTATGACCTTTTGCTCATCGGTGATCCTTGAGATGATCTCTAGTTGAAGCGGGTTGAGTTTAATGTCATTCATGGTATTATGTCACTCGATAAAGGCTTGTCACCTTGTCAGTCGTTTCCTGTTTGTCAGGTTGAACCGCCGGCCTCACCTTCTTCGGTGGGGTCGGCTGTGTTTCTAAGCTGCTTAATCTGCTCCATCATGGAGAGTACTTCAGCAGTCCCATCGCTTGATGATTCAGTCTTAACCTGGAGTTCTTGGCGCTTGCCATAATCATCGGGGAACCGCTTCTCTAGTATCCATGCCCACGCCTTCCAATCCATCCTATCCATGGCCGCTTGTTTAATACGTTCTAAACATATAGCCTCGGCCCATCGACTTGCCTGGTCTGCTTCTTCAGCAAACTTAGGATCACGGTCGCGATAGTTATAATAGGTCGTACGACATACACCGGCCAAGAGTGCTGAGGCTTCAATGGTCATCCCGGTCTTAAGGTTCTCGATGATCTCTTCCTTGATTACCTTCTGTGTCCGTGTTGGTTGTCGCTTCCTCGGTTTCTTCTTTTGCTGTCCAGCCATAAAGCTCTCCTATTGCTTGGTGAAGTGTCTGCTCAATCTGATTGTACAGTTCTTTACTCTCGGTTGAGAGATCACCTTTATAGATCAAGCGCTTACGAAGTTCGGTTAATGTGGTGATCACTTCGCGTGCGCGTTTATGCTCATCTTGTAGATCTATATTACTCATGACTTATCACCATCAAAGAGACTTTGCATCGTCACTGGGAAGAGCTCCAACAACATCTCCTCTATTGCATGAGCCGCGTCTCTTGTCTCGGGTTGAGCGTGTTCATCATTCCGCAGCTTCAGAAACTTAACCCAGTTGTGAAGGTTGCCGGTCATGAAAAATGTTGTATATGTCGCTTGTGGCAAGACTGCCCTTGCCATCTCCCTCGACACTCCCCCCTTGATCAACTCTTCATAAGTGCCAACAGATTCAACCAATGATAGTCTAAGCATCTCAAGCGCACCTTGATTATCAAGCTCACCTTCTGAGCATTGAAGATTATTAGTGCTCTGTCTCCTCAGCTTCTCCGGTGTCCATGTTTGAATGTTCTCGGAGGTATAACGCCGGCTGACCTCATTATAAGAGAATGTGCGATGCCTCATGATCTGCGAGCGAACAAAGAGAGGAACCGTCAAGCGGAAAGTCGCGACCATATGTTCAAAGGGTGATGTGTGCTTGTGAGCGGTGAGGAACTTAATCAACCGCTTGTCTTTCTCGGTAAGCTCCTTATCTGTGTCATCTCGCATAAACGACACGCGAGCGGCATCAACTGCGCGCTTATCATCCCCCATGTGATCGATCAACTCCACTGAGCCTATATCATCCGCATAAAGACTATACTTCATCTTGCTCTTCTCCTTCGCTCTCGCTGCCTCTCTAGTATTCGTTCGCGCTGCTCTTTGGTCTTGTTCGCTCTCATCTGCCTAGCCTTCTCTAGTCGCTTCTCTCTCTCCTCTGGGGTCTCTCTTGCTATGCGCTCTCTTCGTGCTTGGTTCCTAATGCGGTTATCTTCTGCGATCTCCTCCGGCGTCATCGCGTCGCGCTCTCTTCGATAATAGGTTAGTCTCTTCTGTCTGAGCGCTTCCTTCTTTTCAGGTGAGAGGTTTTCAAGGTAGCGCTTTCTCCATGCCCTTTGCTTTTCCTTTCGCGCTTCCCTCTGCTCTTCGGTCTCATTTGCTAGCTTGTCGCGATAGGCTTGTCGGCCATAGGCTAAGCGCTTCTCTCTCTCCTCTGGGGTCTCACAAGCTAGCCGGTTGCGCTGATATTCTCTTTGGTATGCTTTCCCTCGCTCTTCCTTGGTCATGCAGAATCTTCTAAATTGCCATGCTTCTTCATAGCAGACTCGTAAACCTCTTTACGCCTCGCTTTATGCTGCCCTTCAAGCTCTTTTATACGGTCTTCATGAATGGTTGTAATTTCCTCAACTCGCCCAAGGAGACTCCTCATGAATTTTTTACCCCATCTTGTACTTTCTTCAAGTTGAAGCCTTATATAGTCAGATAGCTCCTCAATCTCATGCGCAACACCATCAGCAAGGTCTGCAAAGTCGCAACGCTCATCAAGTAGCACGTCTTCATACTCTCTGCTTAGCTCATATAGTCTCTGTATAAACTTATCATTCGATTCAGAATACTTCTTATCTTGGATTGTTAATCTTTCACAGTGATCATCAATTAGCCTTACGAACTCATCAAGCTCCGCCTCAAGATTTTCGATTTCATTAGCTTGATTAATACACTTTGACTCTAAGGCTCTAACCCTAGCCCTCTTTAGAGCTTCATTTACAAACTCTTGACTTGGACTCATGATTTCTCCTCAATCTGTTTTAGTAGGTTGTCAATGATTCGCTCGAAGCGGTTCACCATCTTAAGCGCGTCGCCTATGTCACCCTCTAGTTTTGCAATTTGGTTTTCATGGTTAACCTTAACCCCCATAATCTGCTCTTGATGGGTGGTTTCAAGCCGGTCTATACTTGGAGGACTTAGAACATTCAGCCTAGCGTCTTTTGACACACTAAGCTGAAAGGCTAGGTTTACGTTTTCTGCTTTGATCATGCTGATCTCTTCTTGCTGAACGCTGACTTTATCTTGTAATGATTTCCTTTCAGCTTGTAGCTTAATAATGATCTCATTTTGGCGGTTTATAACAAGCTCATCTTGATTGACAGATTCACCTTTTCTCATGAGCGCTTCCATCCATTTTCTAATACTTTCGTATTTTGGGTGATTATAAGTGCTTGCTCCTGAATAGATCGCGTGAAGATAGCTTTTACTTTTATTAATCTGAACAGATGTCTCATAAAGGTCCTTGCCTTGAGCAAGACAAGTTTCAATAATACTCAAATCAAGCCTAGTTAAGCTAACTCCATCAATAAGTTTTGGAAGGTCCAAACTTAGAGGTGTTGAGCTTATGTGTGTATCCACCTTTAGAGAATCATCTACACTTGCTTGAAGCTCTTCCGGTGAGAGATTTAAGTCAAGGTGCTCGTAGAACTCCAAAAGAGTAGTATCATCACCCTCATGTGAATAATTTGTGAAGTCCTCTTTTAAGGTAGTCGATAGCATCATGAGCGCTTGATGTATCCCATAGTCTCCACACCACTCTTCACTGACCTCTCTGAATGTATCCCAAAAATCCCCCGCTTCTAGATGACACCATTTTACTTTTCTGCCATTCCAGTACAGCATTTTATAAAAGTCATATCTTTTCCAGGCTTCATCTGGATAGACTTCCCATAGATCAAATAACTCTTTAGAGCTTTGAGAATAGCACCCAGCTATAACAATAGACCATCCGCATTTATTGCTTTTAATGCAGTCATTGAACTGATGAAACAGTCCTTGTTTTACTCCGGATTCTCTAGCTCTCTTGATGCCGTTATTCATGATGGTCTCAAATACATCAAGCGTGCTATGATTTGGGAAATACTTATGGCTTTTAATCTCAATCAGGTCGAACTCATTAGGCCCATGATCATACTTCGCATCTGCCATATACATAAAGTCTGTGTTGGCCGTCCCGCCCACCCTCGGGTGATACTTCTTAAGCTCCTCAATGAATCGCTTTTCAAATAAAAGACCAAGCTCTTTAAAGTAGGTTTTAGGTTCATTTAGCTTCATGTTCATTTCTGTCTCCCTGTCTTGTCGTTGTTTTAGCCGAGCTTCTCTCTCTTCTACTGTCTCAGCATCGTTAATCCTTTTCGCAGCGCTCTTTGAAAACTTAGTGTTACCTTCTCGTGTGGTGAAGTGAGAGTGTGTTAATTTTCGCGCAATTTTACTATAAGATAAGCCTTCAGTACGAAGCGCTCTAACGATCTCAATAAGCGCTTGCTCTTCATCATTTGGAACTTCTTGACCGTTCAGCACCATCCAACCAAGAGGAGCCTTCCCGCCGGTGTACTCGCCCTTAGCGCGCTTTACTTGCATGGCCTTCTTGGTTGATCTTGATATATCAAGACTCCTCCATCGCTGGAATGCTGCCAAGCTCTTGTCATGCGTCGTCATTGTTTTATCTACCCCAAGCACTCTTGGGTTCAGCTCTCCAAGGGTCGCTTGATTCCGGTCCTAGTAGCTTATTAGGCTGTGCTTCTGCCTTCCTCCCATCTGTGACCACCTTCCACTCTCGCGCTCTAATCTCCCACATACGCCGCTCTTGGTACATGTGGCTGGTGAGCTTGCCGACGATGTGGATGAGTGTTCCTTTCTTGGCCTTCAAACAAAGTCTAGAGGCAGACTCCCCCCAAACCTTGACGGTGTGCCATTCAGTATCCTCCTTCCACTCACGACCGACAAGCCGCGCTTGTGAGGTAGCGACACGAAGAGAGAGAAACCGACTGTCCCCAGTTCCCTTAAGCTCTGGATCAGCTCCCAGTCTCCCCATGATGATCACTTGGTTTACACTTGGATTGCTCAAGTTGTTTTAGTTCCTTCCTGAGAAGGAACAGACGGCCGCTGAAGTAGTCCGCTGTCTCGTTGGCTGTTGGTAGCTTGTGCCGGTGAAGGTCCCAGAACTCGAAGTAAATCGAGGCTTGTTTGATTTCCGCTTTCAACTGCTTGATGCTTTTGGACTGCATAGGTGATGACCTCGTTGACACTGTAGGAGAGAGAGCGGTCGTTATTCCGCGCTACCTCCTTCAAGTATGAGATCGCGTCATTGTTTAGATACAAGTGATAAGTTTGACTTTTAGCCATATCACCCTCCTTTCTTTTGGAGAGCCTATGTTAAGTCAAGTTACAACAGAGATCAAGAGGAAAGTCACCCAAGAGGAAAGTTAAAATAAATTTTTACACAAAACAAGCCAATTCAAAGTTTCCTCTTGGGTCAAGTAGGATGCATCAAGTTAGACCAAGGTTGCAAGGATTATCTTACACCCCATGCAGCGAGTGAGCTGTCAGCGATTCGCCGATCTTGCCCGATCATCTGAAGAGGCTCACCAAAGATCGCTTGAAGTCTGGAGACTAGAGCCATATTGCGGTCGAGTGAGTTGAACAGCTCATGAGGTGTGAGATTAGTTGTCATCACAACTGAGAGCTGCCCGCGCTGCCAGTGCTCGTATATCTTCTGGATCATGTCAGCAGTGACCGATTTAAACCAAGTCGTTTGGTTAGCCGCGCCACCAACGCCGCCGAACTCATCAAGCAAGAGAAGAGACTTTCGATTAAGCCAAGTGTCAAGCGGGTTCTTATTGCTGCCATTGAAGCTCCTCTTAATGCCCTCAATCAATCGAGTGTGTGAGGTGTACTCAACTTTGAAATCGTTCCACACTGCCTCTTTTGCGAGAGCGTAAAGTAAAGACGTCTTACCGTTGCCCGGTCTACCCCACATATAAACGCTTGGAGACTGCTGAGTCTCTCGATTATCTCGGTATTTCATCCAGCTTAAGAGCTTGTCGATTCGATGCCTTTGGTCGGCTGTGTCCCACTCATAGCGGTCTAGGTTCATTCCGTATGAGTCAGCAGGAAGGTTGAGATCATTGAGCCGCTTCATTCTCCTCCGTGGTCGCTCGCAGAAGTTGCAGATCTCAGCAGTGCGATTGCCTGAAGAGTCAATCGAGTATTGAAAGCCTTCAGCGCATCGGCCGCAATAAGGGATTGACTTACATTCGAACTTTGCTGATGAGGTGAACACATGACCTTCGCTCTCAAGGTTGGAGCTATTGAGGTGACGGAAGTCAAGGAGCGGTGCTCGTTCCTTCTGTTCTCCGCTTTCCTTCTTCTGCTTTGATATCTCCTTCAATGCTTTGAGGTGTGGAATGATCCCTTCAATCTCATCACTTAAACTCTTCATCTCTTTCATCATCTCTTTCATCATCCTGTCTTTGTCTTCGTTTCGCTGTTTGTCGTTGGTCTCTTTTAGTCGCTCAATCAGACTCTTCATTTGCTTCCTTTCTCAAAGCATCTCCCCACAGTTCTTCATCTGGAACACCCCACGCGTCTTTGATATGAGAGTTTTTATAAGAGTTGATATTATTAGTTGTTGATAGTGTTATCTCACTGATAACCCCATCTGTTATCCCATTGATAACACCCCCTGTTATCACACTGAGAACACCCCTGTTATCATTTGGATAACCCCCTGTTATCTTCTCGATAACACCCTTGTTATCATTTTGAGGACTTGCTAAGCGCTCTTCAATGATGGTCATGACTGGAGCCTTGCAGCTCTCAGCGCTCATGAAGTCTCTCTGTATATAGCCGAGCTTCTCAATCTTCTTGACGTTGCGGACAATGTTAGATCTTCGCTTCCCGGTCAAGTTGGCAATCGCCTTAAAAGAAGTTCGATTCGTCCAGCTCCCCCAGTCCATCGTCATAAGTATGGCCATCATCACCACCTTGTCTCCATCTGTTAAGTCTGAGCGCTTGAGTAAAGCCTTCCTCGCCTCGTGTTCCTTCATGTTTGTCTCCTTTGTCGTCGTGAAGGTCATACTTAGTTTTATACATCATCAAAACTTTATGTCAACTTTTCTTGACATGTTTATTTTGAGGTGATAAGTCTTATCCATCTTCAACCGACTGACAA